GCTCCGCGGTACAACGAAACCGCAGAGCGTGTAGGGAAAAATGCTAGCCACAAAACCCTACACACATTATAACACAATTCCATGAAAAGGAGATATGAAAAATGTGTGAAGGAAGATTAACAATCGAACAGGCGCAAATGCTTATGGCTGACCTGACGGCGAGAAAGAACGCCAAACAGCCGAAACTGACAGCAGAACAATGGCTGAACCAGCATAAGGTTTGCAGCCTTTGCAAATTCCAGGCAACTTGCCACCATAACCCGGTTCAATGGGTGCAGGAATGGGCGGACGATGAAGCAGGGGAATTTCATCCTAGAGTAAATCGTTCGCTGACCACGGGCCAATACAACGCCTGCTGCAAATGGGACGGCGAAACAACGATGAGCCTTATGAAATCGCTTGAAAAAGCAAAGGAAAGAGGGGAAGTTGTAGCATGAATGCTGTAACAGATGCGAGATACGGCTTATGTTTTGAGGTTGAGACAACCAACTTTACCGTTTTTGCCAACCCCGGCAAAAACGATGCAGAATTCCATGCAGCTGCAATGCTTATGAAAGCGAACTGTGAAAGAATTCTGAATAGCATCAAAGAGTACGAAGAAGCGTACAAAGCAAATAAGGAGTAGTGAATTATGGGACTGTTTAAAAAGGCAGAGCGCAAAAAAGCGTTTTTGAAAATTGCTATAACTGGTGTTAGCGGTAGCGGTAAAACTTACAGTGCGTTGCAGTTGGCGCAAGGATTAGGCGATAAGATTGCAATGATTGATACGGAAAACGGCAGCGGTGAGCTGTACAGTAATCTGTGTGAGTACGATGTAGCTCCGATGGCCGCACCGTTTACTCCGGAAAAGTACATTGATTACATCCATGAAGCAGAGCAAGCAGGATATAACGTGTTGATTATTGACAGTTTGTCTCATGCGTGGGCAGGTGAAGGCGGCGTCCTGGATTTTGTCGACAAGAAAGCAGCGACAACAAGAAGCGGTAATAGCTTTACTGCATGGAAGGACGCTACCCCGAAGCAAAATAAGCTTATTGACGCAATTCTCCAAGCAAAAATGGACGTAATTGTTTGCATGAGAAGCAAGCAGGCATACGAGATTGTGGAGAATGAAAAAGGCAAAAAAATGCCGATGAAAATGGGATTAGCTCCTATTCAGCGAGACGGCTTAGAATATGAGTTTACGGTGATGTTTGACATTAGCCTTGAGCGTCATATGGCCGCTGCTACAAAAGACAGAACCGGATTATTTGTTGATTGGTGTGAAGTAATTACTCCGCAGACCGGCAAAAAGATTCGTCAATGGTGCGATAGCGGCGTAGAGATTACGGAAAACAAATTTGTCAAGCTTGAATACGGGAAAGCTTACGTGCGCACCCGTAATGGTATGACAGATATTGTAGAGTTAACATACGATCAGTTAGAGCAGTTGTTGCAAGTTTCAAATTATAGTTTAGCGCATAATGCGATTCGTGAACGCTTAGAACTGATAGAAGCAGCACAGGCAGAAATTCCCGAGATGAAAGAACAGCAAGAAGATTTTAGCGTAGCAGAAATTGAAGAAGCTGCCAATGCTAAGCCTCTTAATAATGCGGTGTTTAAGACACCAGAAAGTGGGAAAAATGAGTAAAAAAAGCATTCTTCAGTCAGAAAAAGAGTGCTTTATGTGTGGTACGGCGCTCAATCTTGAGCGCCATCACGTTATCTTCGGCACTGCTGGCAGAAAGACTTCAGACAAACTAGGCTTAACAGTCTGGCTGTGTCACGAGCATCATCAGGGCAAATTCGGTCCGCACCAAGACAGAGAAACCGACCTGCGGTTAAGAAGGTTCGCTCAATCCTGCTATGAAGATAAACATAGCAGGGACGAGTGGATGGAGAAAATCGGGAGGAATTATCTGTGAAGTTTGAAACGAAGAGTATCAACTACTTCAATGGATGCTTGCAACTCCCTATTCCCGTATCAGCTATAGCTGAAGCAGGCAAATTACAACAGGCCTGCAATAGCGGCAAGACCTTAACTGTTGAAGTCAAGGTAAAGCGAAACACACGCAGTAACAACGCTAATAGTTATTGCTGGGCGCTGTGTACCGAAATAGCCAAGGCGATACGCTCATCGAAGCATGAAGTGTATCAGCAGGCCATACGGAGCATCGGAGCATTTACGGCGAATCTCATAAGAGAAGATGCTGTAGAGCGGTACACCGAACACTGGCAGTCGCATGGTGTTGGGTGGCTAGTCGAGAACATGGGGAGAAGCAGTTTCCCTGGTTATGTTGTTCTCGCCTGCTATCACGGCAGCAGCGTGTATGACACAAAGGAGATGAGCCAGCTTATAGACTGGCTCATTGATGAAGCTAAGAACGTCGGTGTAGACGTTATCAGCGACGCTGACAGGGCGTTGCTGTTGGAGGATTGGCATGAAGTTAAGAAAAAAACAGTTTAAGAAGTATGTTAAGTGGTTGTCTAAGAGGTGGTGGAGAAAAAATGGCTGTTATGCGAATTATTAAGAACAACAACTTCAGCATCGTGTCTAACGCGATCATTAGAGATAAAAATTTATCGCTGAAAGCGCGTGGCTTACTGATCCTCATGCTTTCACTACCGGACTGTTGGCAATTCAGCATTAAAGGGCTAGCAACGTTGAGCGGTGAAGGTAATGACAGCATCCGTGGCGGCATCAAAGAGCTTGAAGAAGTCGGCTATCTGAGCCGCAAGCGTAAGCATCTGCCGAACGGCAGACTGGGTGAAATGGAATACACTCTCTATGAGCAGGCACAGCCTAAAGATGAAAAGCCTGCGTTGGATTTACCTACATTGGGAAAACCTACGCAGGAAAAGCCTATACAGGGAAAACCTACGCAGGCAAACCCGACACTATTAAGTACTAATATAATAAATACTGATTATATTAAGAACAGAGAGAGAGAGAATAAAGAACCGAAGGAAGAACCGAAATTACTCTCTCGACTTAACAGCCAACCTTTACCGCTTGAAACGGCTCAGTTGCAGAACGAGTATTTCAAGCGTTTTTGGCTGATGTACCCACGGAAAGCAAAACAATTCCAGGCACAGCTTGCATGGAACGCGTTGCCGGTAGACGTAGAGCTTTACGAAAGAATCTTGCAGGCTGTTGAGAAGTACAGCAAGACGAAGCAATGGGCAGATAAAACTTACGTGCCTTATCCGGAGAACTTTCTTGACGGCAAGCGGTGGGAAGATGATATTCCCGAAGATACACCGAAGCCGACACGAAAGAACGATGTTGCAGCGGCGGCTGAAGCTGTTGTCGCTGGCTTAGAGGGAATGGAGTGGTAGACATGGACAAGAAGCAGAACTGTATCGAGATAGCGAAGCATATGGCTGTGCTGTTTGGTGCTTTTGGACAAAGCAGCGACATAGACCGTCAGAAAATCTACGTCGCTGACCTTGCGGACTTCCCGGCGGAGCTTATCGGTTTAGCGTGTAAAAAACTGCGCTATGAATTTCACTTCCTGCCGACGATTAGCGAAATTATCGAAGCGGCAAGAAGTCTTACCGCAACGAATACAGGCAAGCGCTTGCCGTCATGGGCGGAAGCTCAACACGAAATTGAGCGGCAGTTGAACATCGCTGGCAATTATAAGAAACCCGAATTTAGCTGCAAAGAGATTGAGCAGGCTGTAAAGGCGTATGGATGGCTTAATCTTTGTATGGCAAGTCAAAGTAGTATCAGCAACGCTTGGTATCAGCTCAGCAAACTGTACGAACAGGCTTGTAAATATCAGCGTGAAGAAGCGACAAACCGCTATATCCTTAAAGACAAACCGGAAGGCTTTTTAGGATATAGCGAAGCAAAGAATGACGGCTTGTGCTTGCTGGCGCTAGTGTTGGGGGATAAAAAGTGAAAAAAGATTGGAGTTTATTGGTTGGCGAAAAGCATGGAACGCTGACTGTAAAACAGGTCGCAGGATCTGACAGAAACGGCTTTACCTACTTGCTGTGTCAGTGCGACTGCGGCAATGAAAAGGTTGTTAAAGCAGCAGAATTTACACGGTGGAAAGTAAAGACCTGCGGAAAGCTGGAATGTAAGCGCAAGGCAAGAGGTGTGTTGACGTTACCGGAAGCGCAGGAGAGTTTTCCTCCGTATACAGACGAGAGAGTTAGTGCTTTAGAGCAACGAATCAAACCACGTTATTTCTGCAAGGCCGTTGCTCCGGAGTGCACGATAAGCACTCTGCTTCACATCTGCTGCTGTGAGTGCGACAGACCTTGCAAGAGGTGTGAGAATACGCCGCAGAAATGCGGGGCGAGGGAGAGAAAGAATGCGAATAGGAATTGTTGATGTAGACGGGCACAACTTCCCGAATCTTGCGCTTATGAAACTAGCTACGTATCACAAACAGCGTGGAGATGAAGTTGAATGGGCGTTTCCGCTACTGCCGTATGATAGAGTTTATATGGCGAAGGTATTTACTTTCACTCAAGACGATATAACAGCGTATCAAACGGACGATATTGTCAGAGGCGGTACAGGCTATGACCTGCAAAGCAAGTTGCCCGCAGATGTTGAAAATTGCTATCCCGATTATTCCATATACGAAATCACAGATACTGCGTATGGATATTTGACAAGAGGTTGCCCGCGCGGCTGCCGTTTCTGCATCGTAGCAGAAAAAGAGGGCAAGCAAAGTAAGAAAGTGGCAAACCTTGAAAACTTCTGGCGTGGGCAGAAATACATCAAACTGTTAGATCCCAATTTGCTGGCGTGTCCAGACTGGAAAGAGCTTATGCAGGAGCTTATCGACAGTAAAGCGTGGGTAGACTTCACGCAGGGGCTGGATATAAGGCTTATGACTGCTGAAAAAGCTGATATGATACGGCAATGCAAAGTGAAGATGTTACACTTCGCGTGGGACAATCCAGACGATGAATTAACCTTTGAGAAATTGAAAGAGTATCGCAAAGCATTTTCGCTGCCAGACGAGAAATGCAAGGTTTATGTGCTGACCAACTTCAACAGCACGCACGAACAAGATTTAGCGCGCATTTATAGACTGCGTGATATTGGTTATGATCCGTTTGTGATGGTGTATGAGAAGTGGAACGCACCGAAAGAAACACGGCGTTTGCAACGGTGGTGTAATAATAAAATTATATTTAGAGCAGAACCGGAATTTGCGAAGTACCATTAAAGGAGGTTGAAGAACATGGAGAAAGAACAAGAAAAATTGATCAAGGCTGTTAATGCGGAACTGGAAGAATGGCTGCTTAGCGGCGATGTTGATTATCTGCATAAGGCTATGGCTGTTATCCGTGCGGCGTTTGATAAAGAGGCAGAATAATGACTAAATCAAACGAGAGCCGTAATATGTGGCGCATAAATCGCCATGGGGCAGGAACGAAGCGCCGTATCCGCAAATTGGCACATGGGCCGCTTAAAAGATTAAGATTTTTTCAACAGACAGGCCAATGCATAAATTCCTTGGGGTTGTGCTCCTATAATTGGCTGAAGCTTAGACTTGGCGGCAGAAAAATATGCGTAGTGTATCGTATTCGCGTGTGGATAAAGTGAGGTGCGAACAATGAACGAGCCGATTATTAGTCCGTGGCTGATTTACTGGGCGGGCAGAATAGAGCTTATACAAGTGGTTTGCTGTGTAGTTGGCCTTGTAGTAACTGCGTTTGCCGTGACGGCTGCAATGGCAGTCTTGACAGATGATTATGAGCATGATGAATCCGTCAGGGCACTCAAAATACTTGTTTGCGCGGCTTTTATTTTGGATACGCTGGCAGTATTCCTCCCAACAAAAACGGAAATATACGCCATGTATGCTGCTGAGCGTATAACGCCAGCCAACATCAAGGCTACGGGCGAATTTACCGGAAAGACAGTAGACACGCTGATTGAGAAAATTTTAAAAGCAAGTAAGGCTATAAAGGAGTGATAATATGGCTAAAAATTTAATCCCTGAAATCGCTCATATGTTGGGCGTGGAGATTTGGGAAGAATTTAAGGTAGTGTATAAAGTAGGCTTTGAAATAATTTGCAACTTTACTAAAGAAGGGGTGTTTGTCCATGAAGAAGGCTGTAGCGGTAAACATGACAAAGAGCTGTTGACAGACATTATTTGCGGTAAAGCTGAAATCGTCAAACTTCCGTGGAAGCCGAAGAAAGGCGATGTTTATTTTACCTTTGGGCGTTTGGGCGATAAGTGGGTTGTTCGCCCGTTGTGGTGTGACGGCTCTCCGAATGAGTATGCCTTACTTGAAAAAGGCTGGGTTTATCGCACGTATGAAGAAGCGGAAGCTGCGCTTCCCAAAGTGGCAAAAGAAATGGGCGTGGATTATGAAATCTAAAGCATATTGCTTCTCCAATGCTTCAGACTACGATATTGAAGATATATCAGAAGAAGTAACATTTGCTGAAACGGCAGGTAAAGCAAAACAAGATTTTAGCATGGAGAACGGAATCCATTACAAGGACATCAGAGTGCAGCGTGTTCCTTGGGCAGATAAATACGGTGATGTTGATAGCAGAGGATACTGCTGCAAGAAATGTTTTAATGAGGGGATAAGAATATGACCATAATTCCGATTACTTTGAAGCAGGCGAACGCTTTTGTAACAGACAATCACAGACATCATGGCAGGGTTGCCGGATGTAAATTTGCATTAGGATTAACAAATAACGATACATTGATTGGCGTTGCAATCTGTGGGCGTCCGGTCAGCAGATTTTTGGACGATGGGCTAACGTTGGAAGTTAATCGACTGTGTACGGATGGCACACGCAATGCTTGCTCTATGCTTTACGCTGCTTGCGTAAGAACTGCGAGGGCTATGGGATATAAAAGGGTTATTACATACACGCTAGAATCTGAAAATGGCGCAAGCCTAAAGGCAAGCAATTTTATCTACGATGGCATTGCAGGCGGAGCGATGTGGACAGGAAAGCGGAGCGGTAGGGATAACGGTGTTCCGCAAGAAATGAAACGTCGGTGGGTATACAGGTTATAAGAGAAAACTGCAACATGTTGCAAAAATCTCTTGTAAAAGTTGAGGTGAGATTTATGAAAAGAACCATTGGCAATAAGCTAAACGACTACAAACATTTGAAACCGCCAGGAAGTGAATTCTTGCCACGCTTAGTAATGATTAGACGTGCCGTAAATGTTGTTTTTAGAAGAGATAGATATGCGTGGCGCAGTTTAAAAAAATTGTTTGTGCAAAGAATGAAAGCAAAGCACCCGGAAGCCGTCAAAAAATGGCCGAAAAATCGTAGACAGTAAGGAGTGAAAAGAATGAAACATCAAGAAAAACTAGAAGTTTTTAACGAAGTGAAAGCAGACTGCACGTGGCATGAGAAGCAACAGGCAGAACTTAAAGAAGCGGCTAGACCGCTGGTCAAGTACCTGCGCGCACACTGTACTCCAATGCACGTTGCTATCGTTGATGTTGCTGGCGTAGACCTGTACGCAAAGGATGTTAACGTGCCTATTGATTAAGCCCATGGGCGCGGCGGCTGGGTTGCCGAATGGCAGCAGATGTTAGTTGCGAATAGGAATTGATGAATATTCGTAGCGAAGCCGTATAGCTGATGTCAAGAATTCCCACGCCGCCGCTTTTTATAAAAAGGAGTGATACAAATGATTGATGATGATGAATATTATCCTTGCGATAATTGCGACAATCTTTGTGACGAATGGGAGCGGCAATATTGCTGCGAATTATGCCGCTATTACGGCGGTGGGGACGAAATGGAATGTGCCCATTGCGACCCGATGAATATTTAAGGAGGTACAAAAATATGAGTAAAGGTTTAAGCGAATTTATGTATGGTCAGTTTGACGAATTGAAGGCGCTGTTTAAGAAAAAGCATGAACAGTATTCCTCCGGCGCAGATGAGCTTGCTAATTTCCGCCGTGGCGCGCTTCTGAACGGCCGTGCGGACGATGCAGAGGGAATGTTTGAGGAACTGAAAGCGTATGCAGCAAAGCATATCGCTTTTGTTTATACTCATGATATTCATGGCGATAAAATTGCCGAAAGTCTGAAAGACATTGCCGTATACAGTCTGATCGGCTTGTATATGGTGGAAATTTCAAGAACAAAAGAAGAAATGATGCAAGCACATAGAGATTGCGTTGCCGCTTTGTGCCGGTATCAACGTGATAGTATGGAGGAGCAGCTTGCCGCTTCGCTCAAGGCGACAGCAACATCTGAACCGAAGGAGGATTAACATGAATAGCATTGTTTTGTTGGGCAGAATGACAAAGGACGCAGAAGTCAGATATACTTCGACCGGCAAGGTTGTAGCGAGTTTTTCGCTGGCGGTTGACAGACCTTACACCGGGACAGACGGCAAGCAAGAGGCTGATTTTATCAACTGCGTAATCTGGGGAAAGAGGGCTGAAACCTTAGGTAACAGCGTGCATAAGGGACAGCGCGTGTTGGTGGAAGGCCGTTTGCAGATTAGAACATACACCGATAAGAACGGCAATAAACGCACGGCAGCAGAGGTTGTGTGCGGACGTTTTGAGTTTATCGAGCGCAGAGAACAGTCCGGCAGCCAGGGAGAACAGCAACCGCAGGGCATGGAAAGCTTTGGACAGCAGGTTCCGTTTAACGAGGAGATACCGTTCTAATGGCGTGGGGCAAATATCATAATCGGAAAGTGGTTATCGACGGCATAACCTTTGACAGCCAGCGGGAAGGCGACTATTACTGCGAGCTGAAGATGCTGAGAATGGCGGGAGAAGTCATAGATTTTGAGCGGCAGGTGACGTTTGAACTCCAACCGAAGTTTAAGCACTCCGGAAAGACGGAGAGAGCCATTAAATATATCGCTGACTTTGTTGTCAAGTACAAGGACGGCCGCACCGTTGTTGTTGATGTTAAAGGTGACAAGACCGACGTATATCGCATCAAACGGAAGATGCTTTTATATAAGCATCCGGACATTATTTTTGAAGAGGTATAGAACATGATTAATGTTAAGCGAATGATTGAATTCTGCTGGCAGCACGAAGAAGATGTTCGGCGTGCGATAGCTGAGAAGCGCTTAGACAACGGCGGAGTAGTCACCGGCGGCGGTGGGCATTGCCGAGTCAGCGATCCTACGGCTCAGAAGGCTATCCATAATGTATCTGACGTGCCGTGTGTAGAGGTTGAGTATGGAGCATATGTTAATGATATGCGTAACGTTATGACCATTAAGCGGCCGTTACAATGGCTTAAAGCCGCTCACTGGACTAAAGAACATTATACAGGGAAGCCGCAGGGCGAATTGATTAAGCTCAAGTACAGTGAGAGCCTGCTCAGAAATGACATTGTAGAGATAATGGGCATCAGCCAGGCAACCTATTATGTGATGCTGAGCGATATATTTACATACGCTGAAGGCCTAGCGGCAGGCTTAAAGCTGATACCACCGAAGCGGTGAAGATAGCGGGGAGAAATCCCCGCTATTTTTTTGAAAAAAAGCTTGAGCATTGGACACCAATATGATATACTATAGTCAATGACAGGGGAGAAACCCCGATAAAGGAGGAAGAACCATGAAGAACGAAGAATTGAAGAACGCTTTAGAACAGGCGGTTATCGACAGCAATGAGGTTAGAATCAAAGAGGTTATGCAGAGCGTAGGCATCAGCCACGTTGCCGCGAATGATTTGGCGGTGATGTGCAAGAACATCATAAGAAATCATCCGGAATACCGCATCGTTAAATTCGTTGAGCCGGGGCAGAATCCGAAAACTGCCAGCCTGCAAGAGTGCGGCGTGCTGACCTGCTGCGAGTATGATGATGGCAGTGAGGAGTGCTATCAATGAGCGAAACACGTATATTGAGATGCCTTATCAACAAGGCAGGCGGTAACTCCGGTGCAGGCAGCAAGACGTATAGAACTACGCTGCCTGCTACGTGGATGAAGGAGTTGGGAGTCAGTGAGCACGATAGGGAATTGGAGCTGACTTTCGACGGAGAGAAAATTGTAATAAAGAAGGTGAAATAATGCCGCAGAAAGGAACATCAACGCTGAGAATGCGTGTGTGTCGACAATGCGGCATTGAATTTATGGGCGGCCCACGTGCGTGGTACTGCCCTACTTGCCGTATAGAGCGACAGAGAGAGCAGGGGCGAAAGTGTAAACAGCGTCAGCGGAAGGGACAGACACGTCGGCTGGGGAGTATAGACAAATGCGAGGTATGCGGGAAAGACTACATAGTTAATTCCGCACGTCAAAGGTACTGCCATGACTGTGCGCCGGAACGTTACAGAGAAGTCGACAGAGAGCAGAGCCGCGGTTGGTTGAAACGGGCGATTGATGCACATGGAGAAGAATACCTGGAAGAACATTTGAAGCGAAAGAGAGAGCGCTATCGTAAGAATACCGAAAATAAACGCATATGTCCGATGTGTGGCGGAATAGTGCCCTTTGGGGAAAAGATGTTTTGCTCAGAGCAGTGTCGAAACGCAGCGGAGCGGTACGCTTATGCGAAGCACAACTATAAAATCGGGCGGTTGAAGGCAGAACCGAGTTTCGCTGATTACGCAAAAGGAGGGCGGCTGTACGAGAAGAGAGCCGATGTTATCGGAAAATATGCCGCTCTACGGCGCACAATGCTAGAATCTTACCAATCGGCTCCGGCAGCATATGACAAAGCAGCTAAGGAGATGAGCGAACTCCTAGTCGCTTGTCAAAAGCGTACCGACGCTGACCTTATAACGCAGGCTATCTATTATCAAGATATAACCATTGACTGCGAGCGGCAGATGCCCTTGCCGTCGGAACTAGACGGCCGCACTGCTGGAAGCTACAAGGTGCATCGGTATACCATGCAGGAATATAACGAAGCAGTCGGCAATCTACAAGTTTTGTGCGGAAATAACGTAAAGGTTGGCGATGTATTCGGCGAGTGGACGGTACTCCGTACCCTGCCAGATAACATATATGTATTATGTCGGTGCAGTTGCGGCAAAGAGCGTCCGGTAAGCAAGTACACTTTGTTGGCTGGGAAGAGTATATCTTGTGGGCACATAAGGCAGATTAATAATTTAAAGCGCAGGCGAGCAGAATTTATTGGGAAGACGTTTAATGAGTGGACAGTGCTTGATGTTTTCCCTGGACGGGAAGCACTTTGCCGGTGCAGCTGCGGCACTGTAAAAAAGATGTTTTTATCTACTGTTATCTCCGGACGGTCAAAGTCATGTGGATGTAAGCGGAACGCAGGACATGAGGAAGAGTCAGAAAAAGCTATGGCTGCCGGGCGTGCTTATAAAAAAACATTTACCGCAGAGGGACTTACTGTGATGTATCTCGGAAAAAAAGTCAACAAAAACTCGTCTACAGGTATAACCGGCGTCGGAATATATCGCAATGCACGGACGGGCGAGGAAATGTATCGCGCATATATTACTGTTAAACGGAAGCAGATAGCGCTTGGATTATATCGCGATATAAATGATGCTATAGCTGCCAGAAAGGCAGCGGAAGAAAAATATTTTGAGCCGTTGCAGGAAAGGGCAGATGCCCTTAGGGAAAAAATAAAAAATAATGCTGGCGAAAAAAAATAAAAAAATTGCTTGACTATTGGACACCAATACTGTATACTAGAGTCAACAAAGGAAATTTGAACTTTAGGAGGAAGACGCCATGAAAATTATTAACACTGCAAACAACAAGGTATTAGCTAACATCATTACCAACCACAGAATGAGCATCGAAGATGCTCTTAAGTTGGTAGGATACGATCTGAGCCAATGCGATGACGACGGCGCTTACATCGACGATGACGGCGAGCAATTTTGGATTGAGGATTGCGAAGAAGCCGACGAAGATTAAGGAGGGAGTGAATATGAAATATTTCTATATTGAGCGCATCGCCCCGGACGGTCGTTTGAACGGCTTTTACATCCAGAAGGCCGAGAACCTGGGAAAGGTTCTTTACGCCTTTGACGAAACGGAGAGCGACGGCGGATTATACGCGCCGCGTATCGCTGAAATCACTGAAGCGGAATACGAAGATTTTCCGCACTTTTATCCAAAAAATTGGGTGTATGGAGCTGAATTCTAGAATTGACAGCCGAAATTATACGTAGTATAATAAATAATGATAAAGTATATAAAAGCGCTAATCGAAAGGTTGGCGCTTTTCTTTTTGGAGCAGTGCCAGAGCGGCTGAATGGCAGCGTTTGCTAAACGACTGAGAGGCTAAAGAGTCTCACGTGGGTTCGAATCCTACCTGCTCCGCCATTTAAAACAATATTAGAGCGCATATCTATTGCAGGTATGCGCTTTTTTATTTGGTGGACGGAAGGGGCAGCCGTCTTAATACTCCTGCCGACGCCAACCCTCCTACGTTGGCAGGACACCAACAGCAAAGGACGTGTCATTATGGGTAGATTTGGGCTTAAGATTAATAAATTGATGCAGGCTTTAGAAAGTCAAGGCGAGATTTATATGTTAGATCGTCGGCAGGTGTGGTCCGATAAGCTGCATAAAAAGGTGCAGTCGCTGACGCTGTCGAGAAGCGTGCCAACGGAAGAATATAACGAGAACAATCCTAAGCCGAAATCTACGCAGCATGAACGCGTGAAGGTAGTGGAGCTGACCACGTTTAGCGAAGTTGAAATTGTGCTGGCGCTGGCGGCTAAATGGAAGCAGGTGACAAGGAATGGCAGACGAGTCAAGAGCAACACCTGCTGAGATGACGCAGAAGCAGAAAAAATTTGCCGACTATCTTATAAAACTAGGGAGAGATAGAGCAACGGAAGCGGCGAAATTAGCAGGATATAGCGAGAAGAGCGCACGGCAAAGCGGCTATGCGAATATGCAGAAAGCGTCAGTTAAGGCTTATATAGAGGAGCGGTTAAAGACAGCCGCAGAGCCGAGAGAGAGAGCAGAAGCAGAGCGAAAGCTTGTAGCTGACGGCGACGAGGTTCTGCAATTTCTCACAGCAACAATGCGCGGCGAGGTCAAAGACCAATTTGGCCTTGATGCTCAGTTAAAGGACAGGCTTGCGGCAGCGAAAGAACTGCAAAGGATAATCGACGTCACTAAAAAGACAGACGACGGCGGTAACGAGGGCGGAACGACGCTGATTATCGAGCCAATCTATGGAGCGCCGGAGGCTGAGGGCGATGAGTAAAAAGATATATCTCAATCCGATTTTCCGCAAGGTCAACGAGAGCAGGAAGCGCTACGTGCTACTTAAAGGCTCTGCTGGCAGCGGAAAGAGCGTCGACCTTGCTTACGATTATATCCTAAAACTTTCAAATCCTAAATATAAAGGCGCTAACCTTTTATGCGTCCGAAAAATTGATGAGTCCAATCGTGATAGCACCTTTGCGGAGCTTAAAACGGCGATATTCCGCATCTTCGGCAGCGCGTGGGAAAAGCACTGGAGCGTGCGCGAATCTCCGCTACGTCTGGAGTGCAAGGATACAGGCAATACCGTTATCTTTCGCGGCATGAAGGACGATAAGCAGCGCGAGAAGGTTAAATCTATCACGTCTGACAAAGGTAAACTTACATGGATATGGGTAGAAGAAGCGACCGAGCTAACGGAAGAAGATTGGGATATATTGGACGACCGTTTGCGTGGCAAGCTGGATAACCCCAACCTTTATTATCAGATGAGAGGGAGCTTTAACCCGGTGAGCAGCACACATTGGATTAAAGGCAAGTTCTTCGACGTACAGGACGACAATGTTCTGGCACATTCCTCTACGTTCCTAGATAACCTTTTCGTCGATGAGCAGTACAAAATGCGCATGGAGCGCCGCAGAGAGCGCGACCCCGAAGGATACAGAGTTTACGCTCTTGGCGATTGGGGAATGCTGGGCGGCCAATATTTCAATAACTGGAGCGAAAGTCTCCATGTTATTAAGCCGTTCAAAATCCCCGACGGCTGGCTACGTTTCCGGTCGATGGACTGGGGCAGCTACCATCCGTATTCTTGCCATTGGTATGCCGTGGATTATGACGGCGTTTTGTACGTTTATCGTGAGCTTTACGGTTACGGCGGCAAGGCTAACGTAGGTACTAAAGAGCCCAGCACCATCGTTGCGCAGCGTATAGCCGATGCTGAGAGCAGCGACAAGCGTTTAATTCAGTATGGCGTGTTAGATAACGCCTGCTGGGGCAGACAGGACATGGGAGCGCCTAGTATAGCGGAAGAGATAAACCGCGTGCTGATGAACAATGGATGCACGTTGTTCGGCCCGTCTGTCAAAGGCAGAGAGCAGGTTGGCGAAGAAATTCGCCTGCGTTTGCAGGGCTGGGAAGATAAAGAAGGTAAGCGGCATCCCGGCATCAAGATATTCAATACGTGCTTTCATCTTATCCGCACGCTGCCGGAGATAACGCACGATAAGAATCAGCCGGAGAAGTACGATACGAACGGAGAAGACCATTGCATCGACGATGTTGGCTATGCCTGCATGAGCCGACCTTGGAAGCCTACTGCGCCGCAGAAGCAAGGCAGACGAGACGGCTGGAAGTTTGATTATGGCAATGAGAGCGGCGGCAAGACGGGCTTTATGGGAGTATAGCATGATTAGATATGAGCTTAATATGACTCCAAACGATATAGAGTTAAAGGTAACAGGGCATGATGAGGAGCACAGCAAGGAGTTCCACGCGGTATGCGGCATGGTGAGCGCTGTGTCGCAGTCATGCGTGTATGGCATTGTACATTTCTGCGATGATTACGAGCTGGTAGAGTATGAGCCTGGACGAATTAAAGTCAAGGTCAAGAACCTGCCGCCGGCGAGAGCGCTGTGTTTATCGTGTTTCGCAGGCCTTAACGCCATTAAGCAGCAGTTCCCACGCGACTTTGAGGGGTGAGAGATATGTTAGATGATTTCCAATATGTCAAATCTGATGACAACTCAACAACATTTGTCGCTGAGAACAGCAAGTTGCTGAGGTATAAGCGGTGGTTTAAGGAAGCTGTGGAAGCGCAGCAGAAGTGGCGCAACGTGGCGAGAGAGGATAGAGAGTTCTATTCCGGTAAACAATGGGCGGACGGCGATAAGAAAACGCTTGAAGATGCTAAGCGTCCTGCGATTACCATCAATCGTATCAAGCCGCTAATCAATGTTTTAAGTGGTTACCAACGCCTTAACCGCTATGATATAGACTTCCTGCCACGAACGAATGATGATGATGAGCAGGCACAGCTTAGAAAAGGCGTGACGAAGTACATCATGGACAGAAGCCACTACAACTACGAGGAGAGCGACGTGTTTAATGACGGCGTTGTTACCGGTATTGGTTGGTTTGAGGTTGGCTATAAATTCGATTGGCTGGCACAGGACGGCGACGCATTTATCAGACGTGTATCGCCTTTTGACATTTACGCCGACCCGGAGAGCCGCGACAAGCATATGCGTGACATGAAATATGTTATACGTGCTAGGTGGGTAGACAAAGATGAGCTTGCCGCCAAATATCCGCAGCAAGCAGATGAAATCAACGCTCAGACAGCCGCATATATGACGGAAGAAACAGAGAATGACAAGAAATATAACGAATTATGGTACTCCCACGAAACGAAGAAGATTCGCTTTGCCGAATGTTGGTACAAGAAAGCAGTCCAGAAGCAGCTATTTATCCTAAAAAGCGGCGAATTGGTGGATCAAGTCACCGAAGATATGATAGCTTTAGGCATGATTCTGCGTCAGCAGACCGTGACTACCACCGAGATTCGTATGTTAGCCTTCTTTGACAATGTTGTCTTAGAGGATATTCAATCGCCATATAAGCATGGATTTATCCCATTCGTCCCCTTCATCTGTTACTATCAAGGCGATGATGATATTCCTTCCGGTGTTGTACGTGACCTTAAAGACCCGCAACGTGAGATAAACAAGCGCCGCAGTCAAGAGCTGCATATCCTTAACACGCAGTCTAACGGCGGCTGGATTTCAGAGGAAGGCGCAATGTCTCCGCAGCAGGAAGCATCGTTTAAGCGAAACGCTTCTACACCGGGAGCGTTGCTTAAAGTTAATCCAGGCGCGTTGTCTATGCAGAAGTTGCAAAGGCTTGAACCGCAAGCGCCGCCGTCTAACATCATTAATGCGTCGCAGGAAGCGATGAACGAAATGCCTAGCATTAGTGGTATCAACGAATCTTTAATGGGTACAGACATCAGCAATTCTCAATCTGGCCGTGCTATTGAGCTGAAGCAGAAGCAGGCTATTACTCATATCGCAGGACTGTTTGACAACCTGCGTATGGCTAAAGAGCTGATTGTAGATATGTTATGGGGAAAACGTGGTGCGCCTGGTATCATTCCGCAGTTCTATACGGAGCAAAAGACGTTTAGAATTGTAGGCGAGAACGGCGAACCGCAGATTGTTACTGTTAATCAACAGGTTCAACAGAAGCAGGTAAACCCACAAACAGGCATGATTCAGACGATTACCAAGACGCTCAATGACTTATCCGTTGGCGAATTTGATATAGTAATTGCTGATACACCTGCTACAGCGACGCAGCGCACGGCTCAATTCTGGAGTTTAGTAGACGCTTGCGGCAAGTTGGGTATTCAAGGCAACATGATCATGGATATTCTTATTGACTTATCGGATATTCCGCAGAAAGCAGAAATCAAGCGCCGACTGAAAAGCCAGCAGGAAGAACAGGCGCAGGCACAGCAACAGCAGATGCAGGCTCAAATGGAGCTGGAGAAGCAGAAGCGACTATCTCGCAGCATAGCCTACAAAGACCTGCAATTACCTTTGCAGCTGCAACTGGCGGCGCAGGCAGGTATTCTACCGCAGCAGTATGCCGACGCGTTCCTGCAATGGAGTATTCAGCAAATGGCGCAGAGCATGGGTATTGGCGGTATGCCTAACATGGGACAGCAAGGCGGTATGCCACAACAACAATTACCGCAGATGCAACAAATGCCGCAACAGCCTACACCGGCGGCGCAGTCACCATTGACGCAGGCCGCTATGAATGGTTTAGTTGAAGCGAATAAGCCAGTATTATAGGAGGTATAAACAATGGTAGCAGTAAAAAAGAAAAACGAAGAACAGCAGGAAACTTTAGACGCATTGGCTGAAACTGATGTACCTGCATCCCCTTATGAACGTCATGCATCTATTATGTTAGAACGCTCAACAGCCGTAGATAAGGCTATGAAGAAGCTTGACCAAGCTATGATTAATAAAGCATTAACCTTGCTTGAAGCTAGCGGCGAGGGCGCAGGTGATTTAAAAATTAAACAGATTGAAACAGCGATTGAGATTTACAAAGCATTACAATCTTTGTAGTCACAGTCGCTGTTCTTATATTCGTGCCGCCGACGATATGGGCGCATTTAGCCGACGGGCGTAAAACGTAAAGGAGTAATCACATATGTTTAACTTTAACTTCCAGATGTTTAATGACGATATTCCCGGTATTGATGCTGACGTTTTGGAGCAATTCAAAGACGAGCTGCCGCAGGAAGAACCTGCGGAGCAAGAAGAACAGCAAGAGGAAGCTCACGCTGACCATCACAGCGACAACAAAGATGTAGAGCCGACCGAACAACAGACTGAGGAAGAAGAGGAAGTTCCCGAGGGGTCCAATGTCCCATACAACCGATTCAAAGGCGTAAACGAGCGCATGAAGGCCGCAGAAGCGCGTCAACGCGAGTTAGAAGCAGAGCTGGCTAAGTATAAGAACGCCGCCGCACCGCAGCAAGAACAGCAGGAATCCCCTGCACCTGCTGAACCGCCGCAGGCAGTAGGCGATTTTACTGTAGAGCAGATTAAGCTTATGACCGCAGAAGCACGCCGCAGAGCCGCTAAACAGCTCAATTTGTCCGAAGAAGATGTTGAGAACATTGAGTATAGCGACGACCAGAGCATCAAAGACTCCTACGACGCTTTGACTACTCAATATATGGGCGAGGTTAGAAAAGAAGTTACTGGGTATGTGCAAAAACAGCGTGCATACCTTGCTGATATTCAGTCAACTACCGCCGAATACAAGAGCCGTTGCGAGAAGTTTCGTGCAGACCCAGAGTATGAAGCGAAGTGGGATAAGGTATGCAAGGCAGCACAGAACCGTGGACAACGCTTTCTTATGGCAGCTCAAGGAGCTATCGACCGTTTAGATCAGGGAAAAGGAACATCACAAGACTACTTCTTTGTCAAAGACTTTATGGACAGCGTACTCGGTGACTGGTCCGCACCAGCGGCTAAACCGAGCAAGCCAAACAAAAAAATTCAAGAAGCGGCAAAACTTCCTACCGCTCCCGAAGTGGGAGGCACTACCAAGGGCGATATTGTATGGGATACACCAACCATTACCGACTACATCAATAGCGGCAGAATGGATGAAATCCCACAAAATGTGTTGAAGCGCATTATGGGACAGCAAATCGCTCCAGGTGATTATGAGGAATAAAGTCCGCGGAAAGGACTAATAAATGAAATTCGAGTTTTATTTGCAGATGTTTGCCGACACTACAGTTCCGGCAAACCTTGTAAAGAAAGTATGGGCAGCGCAACTTTGGAAAGAAGCACAGTGCGACAACTTCTTTGCTAAATTCACCGGTACTTCTACTGATTCTATCATTCAAAAGGTTACTCAACTGTCTAAAGAGAAGGGCGACAAAATCACTATTCCGTTGATGATGCGCCTTACCGGCGACCCGATTATGGGTGACGCTATGTTGGAAGGCAATGAAGAAGCACTTCAATTCTACGATTACAGTGTAACCATTAACCAATTCCGTCATGCTGTACGCTTAGAGGGCGCAATGGAAGAGCAGAAAACTATTCTTGACCTGCGCACCGCAGCGAAAGACGGCTTGAAAACCTGGCTGACTGAGTACATCGAAAACCAAATCGTGAAAGCATTGACTGCTTCTCCGACCACTAGCCATGCTATGTATGCAGGTTCCAACACTGCGGAGGGCACTATCACTGCTACCGACCTGCTGACCACCGACCTTATCTCTGCAGCAGCGCGCAAGGCTAAAACTATGTCGCCTAAGATTCGCCGCCCGAAGGTTAACGGCAAGGAATACTACATTCTGCTGGTGGACCCGTACCAAGCGCGCGACTTGAAAAAGGATGAAAAATGGCTGCAAGCTCAATATAACTGTGCTGAACGCGGCATTGATAATCCATTGTTCAGCGGTATGCTGGGCGTATGGGACGGCGTAGTACTGCATGAGTACGAGAATTTGCAGCGTACCCAGACCGGTGCTTCTAAAGCTATGGTTGGCCATGCATTACTGTTAGGCTGCCAAGCAGGCGTGCAGGCAATCGGCAAAGAGCCGTTCTGGAAAGAGAAATCTTTTGACTACGAAAACAAGGTTGGCTTTGCTGTTGGCGGTATTATGGGATTTGGCAAGTCTAAATTCAACGAAAAAGACTTTGGCGTTGTACAAATTATTACTTCTTCTGCAAACGACTAATCGCATAAGGGCGGGGATACATTCCCTGCCCTTTTTTGTTCTTTATGGAGTTTTAAATCATGATTGAGATTAAATCATTAATCGCAAGACTGCGGCGAACAATGAAGGATGAGGACGAGAACAGTTTTACTGATGAGGAGTTATTGGACTACATCAGCGACGGCGTAGCGTTTATCAGACGTATCATTCTGCCAGTCAATCCCGAATTTATCGCTACTACTTTAGCTAGTGGCACGTTAGACAAGGGACAGAACGAAGTTAAACTGTCTGGCAGCATCCAACAGCTAGTCGACGTGCGTGTCAATGGAAAAAAGGTGCGTATGACAAACATTAACGCTATTGACGATTCAACCAACATCGGGCGAATAGACTGCTACTGTCTTCTAAACAGAAGCAAGATACTGTTCTTTCCTTTGCCGGAAGAACCTTGCACATATGAGATTATAGGCATCAAACAACAGCCGGAGCTGACGTTGGCAGACTCTACCCCATACAATAATGACTTTGACACAGCTATCTTTGAATATGCTGCCGTCCGTGCAGGCATGGGCGATATGTTCCAAATGTCGCAGGAGATGCAGATAATGACAAACGTAGCAGAGCAGGTGGAGAACCTTATCAGATGTACGAATAACAGTGAGGACAACTTTGTAAGAGGGTATTACTAATGGACGTTGATAAGCTCATACAACATATACCAAACAACGTAAGCGGTGACGGCAAGCCTTTTGTGGCCGCACTGAAAAAAGCGTTAATAAAGTACAAAGAAGATCTGAACAAAAAGATTGACGACAGCACATCAAGCGCAGGTGAAAAACCCGGCCACGTCAGCAGTGTACAGTTATTGGAGCTACATTCAATCAATGACGGCGTGAGAATCAACTCTATACAGGTGTCATGGGTAAAGACTACTGTAACCAACTATGCTAAAGCTGAGGTATGGTTTCGCACGGCTACGGATAAGGCGTGGGAGAAGGCAGGAGAGAGCAGCGGCACACAGTTTGTTTATAGCGGCGCTACAACAGGTTTGACGTATTATATCAAGGTAGTATCGGTAAACACCAAGGGCAACGCTGCCGACTTTGACACAGCTCCGCAAGCTAGTATCAAAATCCAAGGCAGCCAGTATATCCCTAATCCGCCGACACAGTTTGTGCTGACATGGGATGAGAAAGGCCCGCTGTGGAAGTGGCTGTTTGAGCCAAACGAATATATAGACTTCTTTGAATTGCGTTTAGACCAGAACCCCGGCGTCTGGAATGACAAGAGATTAGACAGCACACGAGAAACGTGGAGCAGAGCCAATCCCGGTGTCAGAAGCGGCACAGCGTATCTGTATATCCGAAACATCTTTGGTGAATATAGCGAACCTGCCGTGCATGAGTTTAACAAGGCTATGGGTGGTAAACCTGCCACGCCAATACTAACTGCTACTCTTGACGGCGTTAATGTTAAAATGGCTGACTTGCCGTTGGGATACACTCATTATAAGCTTCATATCGTTACTTCTGACGGCGAGGATGATTATTATACTACTTCAAACAGCGAGTATATCTACTTCTTCTTCAGCGGCACTATCACTGTAAGCTATTGCTTTGTCGATGATATAAGCGACGGCGAGTGGAGCGATACAGTACAAGCAGACGTTAAAACCTTAATGGTCAACGCCGAGAATATCGCTGATAACGCGGTGACTGCTGCAAAGATTAGAGCAAACTCTATTGATGCAAGCAAGATTCAAGCAGGAGCAGTAACTGCTGACAAAATCGAAGCAGGAGCTATTACCGCAGAAAAACTTGCCGCTGACAGTGTGACTTCTGATGCTATACAGGCAGGAAGCGTTATCGGTGACAAGATAGCGGCAAATACGATAACTTCTAGCAACATTGCTTCTAATGCGGTTACTTCTTTTCAGATTCAAGCAGGAGCTGTGACGGCTGATAAGATTGACGTTAACACGTTATCTGCGATAACCGCTAGGATTGGCGAGCTGAAAACGGCTGATACAGGAGCGAGAACCGTTATTAAAGATAATCTTATCGAGGTATATGACGAAAATAATGTATTACGTGTAAGAATGGGGGTATGGGAATGATTTATGCAGGACTGCTGATAGTGATTGCTGTTGTGGTGTATCTAATGCGGAAGAAGAAGCCTACCGAACAGCCGAAGCAGGATAAACCGAAACTCGATGAAAGTACGGTGACTGTATCGCCAACGATAAAAGATGGCGAAAAGGTTACTGTTGTTAAAGATGGCGTAAAGACAGAGGGGACGGTGAAGATTTTGCCTTCGGGATTACAGATATTCGATGCTAATGGCAATGAAATATTAAGCACACAAGATTTGACCAAAACAATTTACGGAACTGTTCACACTAACGGTAAAAGTGGTGCGGTAAATGATGAAAGAATAAAAGTGGGAGAAACATTTATTTTCCCGTATTATTCAAAGATTATTCCTATTGACAACGCAGAAATTTTTAACGCAGTTGATATGGCTTGTTCTCCGGTGTTCAGTATAAAAGACGGTCAAATAACATGGGAATATTATCCTGCGCCTAAATACGGCATAGAAGATGTTAAAATTATGTATGGAGGCAGTATATGAGCAAATATTTTCAAGCGGTTACTGATACGCAACGTGCCCAAATAGATGACAGAACAAAAATACTTTTTTTACAAAAAAAAGTTAAGTTAAGCCAATATTACAGGGATATAGTTAAATACAATTATTATGTAAAAGGTGAACAACGGTACAACGGAACAGGTTACGTCTACGCCATCGCGCCGGTAGAAAATACTCTCATTTTCCTCGGAACAGATTCTGAAACGCCATTAAGAATTTGTTGTAACGTCGGAGAACCAATGTTGTATAACAAAGAGGATATAACTAGCATGGGCACATATTTCTGCATTTCTATAGATGGCGCAGAAAAAGAAATTGCAGATGATATTGATGTATATTTTTTCTCGTTCGATATGCCGAATGACGAACGTTGTGGGCTGGAAGTTTTTGACGAAAATGGCAAAAAAATATTTACAAGCAATTCAAAAATGTTAAAAATGCTAGATTTTTACTCGGAACAACACGGCAAATTGTTGGACGGCTCAACGTGGGATTATTTTGACAAAATGACTGAAAAAACATATAGCTATCCTGAAAAAAAAATAGCATTTTATTGTGGACAAAGCTGTTTTGGTGGCGGCGGCAGCAAACAAGGAAGTTGCTATTTTTCTGTTTTTAATTTGTCGAAATCAACTTTGCAAAATAAATTTGCGAACGATTGGAAAAATTTTTCTTGGGACGGCGGCACTTATATAGGGTATCCGTCTACTGATTTCGGGGGAACGGCTCACAAATCAACAAGGGTGCCGTTTACAATGTTTGCTGTTATTGACGTAACCAATTTATAGAGGTGAAACAATGCAGATAGAATTTGAAATTGACGGTATGCGGCTTACAAGAACGTCGGACGCATACGTAACAGAGGGAAGCAAGAACTTCGTGCAGTTGCTGTTCACGTTCTCCGACGATTGGAACGGTATCGACAAATGGGCGTTGTTTGCTAGGGACAACAAAACATATGAAGTTGCTATCGTAGACGGCAAATGTATCGTTCCCTACGAATGTGCGAGAACATCGGGACAGTTTCAGCTTACAGTAGTAGGCAAGGCAAATGAAAGCGAGGTTATCGCAACAACGAGTGACAAGGCGGTGCGTGTCAGTAGCAACGAGTTTGAAGAAAACCCAACAGGCTCAGAAACAAGACTGACTAACACATTTCTTGTCGATACGTTGTCAAGCGCAAAGAATTACGCCGATAAGGCGAAAGAGTACGCAGACAAGGCGGCAAGCGTAGAAATTAAGATGGACAAGGCCGTTGAGAGCGCACAGAACGCCGCCATAAGCGAGAAAGCCGCCAAAGGGTACGCTGATAAGGCTAAGGAGTATAGCGAGTCTGTAAACGTCTTTATCCCGTCCGTAGATGCTGACGGCGTAATGACATGGACAAACAAAGCAGGTCTTGCAAATCCTGCTCCGGTAAATGTCAAAGGCGAACGTGGCGAAAAGGGCGAGCAAGGTGCCAAGGGCGATACAGGCGCTAAGGGCGAGCGTGGCGAGCAAGGGCCGCAAGGCTTGCAAGGCCTGCCCGGCGCTAAAGGCGACAAGGGTGATAAGGGCGATGCTTTTAAATACGCTGATTTCACTGCGGCACAGCTTGCTGCTTTGAAAGGCCCTAAAGGTGATAAGGGTGATACAGGCCCACAAGGTTTACGTGGCGTTCCGGGCGAAAAGGGCGCAACAGGTGAAAGAGGTGCAACAGGCCCACAGGGAGCTAAAGGTGACAAAGGTGACGCTTTCACTTATGCGGATTTTACGCAGGAACAGTTGGCCGCACTTAAAGGCCCGAAGGGTGACACTGGTCCAAAAGGTGATACAGGCGAGAGAGGGCCGCAAGGTCTGCAAGGCCCTAAAGGTAATGACGGCGCAGTAGGCACAGCCGCTACAATCATGGTGGGTACTGTCAGCACAGGCAGTGCTGGTTCGGCTGCATCTGTTACCAACAGTGGCACAACGTCAGAAGTTATTTTAAATTTCGTAATTCCTAAAGGTGACAAAGGCGACCAAGGTCAACAGGGCGAGCAAGGTTTGCAAGGCATCCAAGGCCCACAAGGTATCCAAGGTGCAGCAGGTACGGCAGCTACAATTAAAGTAGGCACTGTTACCACGGGTGCGGCAGGAACAGCAGCAACAGTTACCAACAGCGGTACTGCATCTGCGGCGGTGCTTGACTTTACTATTCCACAGGGAGCTAAGGGTGACAAAGGCGAGCAAGGCACAGGAGGCAGTGTTGATGTAGAAGTTGCTACAAACAGTGATATTGACAACGCTCTTGCCTTAGCAGGGACAGGTACAATCCCTAGCGGTGGCGTTGTCAGCATTGCACAGGGTGGCACAGGCGCAACCACGGCGGCACAGGCAAGAGCTAACCTTGGAGCTGTTGCGGCAGGTGATTTAGCAAGAGTCGCTACGAGCGGTAATTACAATGACCTGCAAAACAAGCCTACAATACCGTCAACGGCTAACACAAAGCTAACAGGCACAACAACGGCGGAAACGCTTACTGTTACGGGGACGCTCAACATCCCCGGCGGCAAGATATGGATAGGGTGACAATATGGCTAAACTATACATCCAAAAAACAGGCGGTACGGCGGTAGGTTGCAACATCTATAACACAGCCGCCGAAGCAGGTGACAAAGCATTAAGAGTCGGTAGCGGCTATGTTGCGCTAAAGCCTATCGCTGACGCAAACGCTACGGCAGGACGTGTCAGTGTAGACGGCGTGACGTATGCCATTGCTACACAACACACAGCGGCTGTCAGCGTACCGTACACCGAAAAATATTGGACTGATGCTGGCGATTATATGTTTACTGTCCCTAGCGGCGTATCTCGTATGCGTGTCGCTGTATGTGGCGGTGGAGCTGGTACAGGTGGCTTATTATACAACGGCAAATACGGCGGCAATACGTCGGCATTTGGCATTACTGCAACAGGCGGGAACGGTGGTGGCGTTGCATGGAGAAAAGGCGCTGGCGGTGAGCCTAATGGCCATGCGTCAACTGGCAATAATGTTACTGATGGCTTTGCGTTATCTTTTGACAAGTCAAGTGGCGATTACGGCAAGGGTGGCAACTTTGGTGGCTCGGGTGGCTATGATAGTCAATATGTCGCCGTTACAGCAGGACAAAGTTACACCATAACCGTTGGCGCTGCTGGCGGCAGCGCCGGCACAGGTGGCTTTGTTTTGTTAGCCTACGGAGGTGATATTTGATATGGCAAAATTAGTAGATTTAGACGGTCTTGCGTATTTTTACAGCAAAATCAAGGCAATGCTTGCCGAGAAGTTGGGTAAAAATGACACGGCAGTAAACGCCGCTAAGGTAAACGGACTGACAGTGGAAACAGCCGTACCTAAAAACGCTAAATTTACGGATACGGTTTACGAGCATCCGTCAACGCACCCGGCAAGCATGATTACAGGTCTTGCGGCGGTAGCAACAAGTGGTAGCTACAATGACCTTACAGATAAGCCAAATATACCTGCATCAATCACTATTGACAGTGAGTTGTCGACTACTAGTACAAACCCTGTTCAAAACAAGGTTGTTAAAACTGCTATTGATACTGTTACTGCTAGTATTCCTACCAAAGTATCTGACCTGCCAAACGATGCAGGTTATTTGACACAGCATCAATCGCTTGCTGATTACGCTAAAACGTCGGTGGCTAACACTTGGACAGCACAACAAATCTTTCAGCAAGCGAGATTGGCATATGAAAGATACTTTTCTCCTAAGCTTGGCGGTACAAGTATTATGCCCCAAACGTCCGTAATACACTGTATAGCAACAGGGGAAGTTACCCTTAACCTTAATCACTTTTCGACTACTTTAGAAGATGGGGATTCTACTGTGTTTACTGCGTATATTGAGTCCTCTGCTGACTACCCTCTGACCATCACCAACGCTGGAACTATTAAATACATAGGTTCAGCGTCTGACGTAGCTATTACAAGTGCAGGTTTGTTGTTAAACATTTTGATGATGAAAGATGCTTCTGATACTGTGACTAGCATTGTACAAGCTAGTAAGTTATCGTGAGGTGACGATATGGGACTTAATAGAATGATGATGAAAAACGGCGTGTACTTAAAGAACATTAAGGCTATGATGACTGTGGGAAAGGCCTTTTTAGGCTTTGGCTTTAAGGATGGGAGCTTTGGTAGCCTTTCTCCAAACCCTTTGCCTAATGGCGTTTTAGTGACTTCCTGTTATAATTTTGCGAGCAAATTTTTTCTTGCACCTTCATCCATAAAGTCTTGCACTATAAATAATATTATAGTCAGTGGAGATACAGCTCCCGATAGCTTAGTTTCATATTTACAAGAAAATAACGGTAAAACAATCCCAGTAATTTTTCATTTTGATTAGGAGGTATATCTATGTTAACAAGACTTATGTTTGGTGGGGGGGTACTGCGCAGGTGTTGATAATGCAAGCAGGTTCACAGTTTATAACATCTGGAAGATATTATTATGGGTATGCTTCCGAGTATGGCTCGCTTACTCCCTCGTATATTGAATACAAAGGGAAACGCTATGTAATATCTGCATTTTATACTACCCCTTATAATGTAACTCTACTAACTTTTACTAATAACCTACCAGATACTATACCAACTGTTACTGTTGAGGTGAATGGTGTAAAGTACACACTAGAGAGAATGTCAGCTACAGGTAATTACCGCTTGGTAAAAGGAGTATTTACGAGTACAGGCACATATAGAATCAGAATTTTGTCAATAGGATAATGAGGTGATTAAAGATTGGCAACTATTAAATACAACTATAAAGATGTTCAATACAACAGCATTTATGACCTGTCCGAAGCTCTGGGGCATGAGGGTGTATTTATCCCTCTGTCCCTTAGTGATGAATCTCTGGCTGGCTTAGGCGTAACTGTTGTATATGAAGAAGAACCCTTAGAAGTTCTCAGACAACGCAAGATTGCCGAGCTAAAATACCAACGTGATACCGCAGAGGTTCAACCGATTAAATACAATGGAAATCTCTATGATTATGATGAAAAAGCACGTGACCGCATTAATGTTGCTATTATTGCGCTGGAACTGCAAGGCGAGGGAGCTACAATAGAGTGGACCACGGCAGATAATGCCGATACGCCAGTAACTGCTAACGATTTAAAGATGATTATTGCTGCCGTGGCGGTGCGCTCAAACAAACTGCATACTGCTTACCGTATAGCAAAAGAAAAAGTAGAAGCGGCACAGAACAAAACTGATATTGAGAAGATTACAATGTAGGTGAGATTATGCCGATAGAAAGACAGGAACAGTTGACTGCTTTCAATTTCAGCGACTACTCCGGCGGCGTTAATGTAGCACAGCCGCCGGAACAAATCGCAGAGAATGAAGCAGAGCTGATACTTAACTATGAGTACGATTACAACAGGCTGAGGACGAGGGGCGGCACGTCTGCTCCGCTAGTCACGTTGGAAGGCGAAGACGTTATCGAAAGTTTCTTCTATGACGCGGCAACAGAAGCGTATATCCTTTTCTGCGAGGGAACAGAGAAGAAGAAAGGCAACGTCTACATAACATACTTGAATGACACACCCAAACTCTTAGGAGTGCTGACAGGTGCAGACAGACCAATATGTTGCAAGTACGATAACTGCGTATATATCGCAAGCGGCGATAAGCTCCAATATTACGATTATGAGGAGCTTAAAACAATCGAGAGTAGTAAACTATGCGACAACGTATTTGAACGCTTTGGCAGGCTTGTCGTGACGCACAGGGGCGATGATAATTTATACTACTCTGCGACAGGTGACGCAAAAAGCGAGAACGCATGGAAAGAGGACAGCAATGTAGATTCATCAAGTAAATGGTTAGAGGTCGGCTACAAGGACGATGGCGATATCATCACTTGCAAGCCAATGGCTAATGACTTGCTAGTTTTCAAGACCAACGGCAGAATTTACAGTGTGTCAAACGAATACCCGAGCTGGACAGTATCGCAGGTTGGCGAAAAAAGCTATGCGCAGGATATGCAGCGTTCTATTGAGATTGTCGGCAACAGTGTAGCGTTTATCACAGCCAACGGAATACGAAGCGTTGACACAGTACAGACCTACGGCAACTTCACGATGAACGAAATAGGCTATAAGTTTAACAAACTGCTGACAGAAGTAGTATACAAGCCTATGTGTTGGAACATCGTAAGCAAAAGACAGCTGGTGATTATTCCAGACGCAAGGAACAGGCAGAAAGTGTTTATCTACCAATACAACATGGATGCAGGGTTTGAGCTTGAATTTCCGTTTGCTGTTGATGATGTTGCGGAAACTTCTAACGGAGTTATCCTGCTGAGCGGCAATTCGTTATACCGTTGGAGCTTTGACTTGACAACAGACAACGGAAAGCCGATTGAAACGAAACTGATCACGCGCAAAGTCACAACGGAAGTTGCATTTTACACACGAAAATACAACATTACCATTGAGGGCGAAGCAGGTGGAGTAGTCAATCTGACGGCAGGAAAACAAAGTTGGAAGCATCTGCTGAAGAAGTCGCACAGAATAAAATACTTGTATGATACTCTCAGTGAATTACAGTTGACACTGACTTCTAACAGTCAGCACACTATTACTACAATCATCTTGTATAGCGTGGTGAAGTGATATGACGTTTGAAGAATGGGTAAAAATATACGAAGAAAAGACAGGGGACGAACATTACTGCCCTCCGTTCTACACTACACTGTTCGATGAAGAAAAAGGATTCGCACAGTATTGGGTAGCGGCGGACCATTCAGTGATGTACGTATATGAATGTTGCGGGGACGGCAAGTATTGGTACGATATTGGGGTGCGCGTTTGCAGGGAACATAATATACCGCGCATGGTTACTATTTGTACAAGACACATCTTGCCTTATTTACGATTACTGAAGTTTAAAATACAATCAAAAATTGTCCAACCGGAACGGCACAACGGATACAAGATTGAGGGGCTTAACCATTTAGGGAAGCCCTTTTATTGTTGGCCTGCATGGTGGGACGAGGATAAACAATGTAATGCTTATTACGTTGTTAGCGAGGTTAACAAATGAAAAAGTTTTATTTCGACCTGCAAATGTTCAAAGGCAAGGGTGGCAGTACAACTACTTATACAATGTCCCCGGAAGAACGCCAGCTTTTAGTTAAGCAAATGGGGTATCTTGACGAGATTTACCCTAACATGATTCAGCTTAACAAGCGCGCCGGTGATATTTTGTGGAACAGTTTTGCTGATACACAATATGATTTCAACACTGCCAACAAGAACGCGCAGCAGCAAATCAGCAATGCACAGCAAGGACTTGGCAACCTTGCCCAAGGACAGTTACCGCAGGCATATACCGATAATATGACACAAGCCGTACAGAGCGGCGTACAGAATAGCGTAGGCAACCTGCTTAATGATATGGGCAACAAGGGCGTTATCAACAGCAGTGTAACCAATCAAGGCATGAATGACATTAGCCAGAACGTAGCCAACACTATGGCTAACCAGTTCAACAACAACATTCAGACCTTGGGCAACTTGTACAATGACCAGATTTCTAATGCCGGACAGGGAATTACTACGGCTGCCGGTGCGCAGGACGCAGCTATCAACATTCCTAAACAGATGTGGCAGTTGTCCCTTGGTTTGGACAGCGCAAACTCCGGCACGCTTGGCAGTATCGCAGGCAAGTATGGTACGACTACTACGAAGAATAACGGTGGCGGTTTAGGCTCGCTGCTTGGCGGCGTGGCTACTGGCTTGGCTGGCAATTCGGCGTTCGTGAACAAACTGTTCTAAAGGTGGTGGGATAATGAGTTTTACTAATGACCCCATGTTTCAAATAGGTATGGCGTTAGGTGGCGCATATGGTAATATTTGGGCTAACAATGCAACAAAACGGCAGGAAACAAAAGCTGATGATATTATTGAGCAGATGCAGAACCAACGTGCAATTCAGCGTATTGCTGACGCTCGTAGAGCAGGCATAAGCGATGAGGATGCAGTGCAGGTTATAACCAACAAAATAGCACAGCAGGCAGGAGCGCAGGGTGCAACGCAGGCGACAGGGATGGGACAACTTAATCAGCCTAGCATTGATTTTATGGGAATGGGCGCACAAATGGCAGAGCCGCAAGACCCTTATAAACTTAGTGTTCCCTCCCCGCTTGACCAATTAAAGGGCGCAGGCGGCAAGGAATATTCAATTAACAAGGCTTTACAGGCAAATCAGAACGCATTAAATAAAGAAAAAGAAGCTCAAACTGTACTTGCTAGCAACCCAACGGCACAGGCGGCGTATAATTGGAATCCAGATTATACCGAAGATAACGTGCGTAAGGCGTTGAGAAAAGCAGGACTTGCTAAAGATGTTATCGACGAGAAAGTCGGAGAAGTCAAAAGCGACATTGCAAAGCGAGCTGAAGCGGTTCTTCTTCCGTCTATCCAAAAGAAGATGTTCTATGGCTATGACACCGTGGAGAAAGGCGAGGACGGCAATTTATATTCCGTTCACCATGATCCGGACGCAGTTTCTTTTATGCAGGCTATGGCAGAACTTGAAACACTTAAACAGTATTCTCCCGATACTTATAAGACTTATGCAGGCCAGATTGTAGGTCCGCAAGCGTTGTATAACGAGAGAGTTGCAGACAAGAGGTATGACAAGCAAGTTAAAACTCAACGTGAAAACGCAGCGCAACAGCATCAGTGGAAGGTTGAAGATACGATACTTGCCAATAAGTTGGCTATGGAGCGTGCAAAAGTAACGGCTGCTTATCGTCAATCTCTTGTTAATGCAGGCAGAACCGGCGGAAGAGCTGGCTTGAAAATGAGTGATATAAAAGAACTTGTTGAGCTTGGCAAGTCTGCGCTAGAAAGCGATAATCCGGCATTACAAAGAAGAGGGCAGCAGATTTTAGCACAGGCATATTCGCTGCTTGGCGGTGATAACGGCGGCGGAAGTGCATTTGCTAATCGTGCCCCGGACTGGAACAACTACAATGATGTAATGACAGCAGCGCACGAAGCGTTGAATACCGGCAGCAGTAAGGAGCAAGTAGCGGCGCAGTTGAAGCAGTACATGGGCGACGGAGAATTGTATCGAAAAGTTATTTCTGACTTGGGAATCGGCCCGACGAATAACAGCAGCGCACCTAGCAACACTTCTAAAAAAGCGGATGTGCAGGAGATATTATTCCCGAAACCGGACAATGATACATGGTTACATTGGCTGACTGATGATGATGACCATACCACCTTTTTACAGAGATTAGGCGTAAAGTAATTTTAAGCGGGACAAATCGTCCCGCATTTACAAAGGAGCAACAATATGGCTAACCCGTTATTAACTGATGAACAAAATCGCAGATTGGCGAACCAAAACAGCACATACAATCAAATCATGCAAGGCTTTGCGCCGGTGCAGCAACCGCAGGAAGATAGTTGGCTTGGAGGACTGTCGCGTGGTGCTAAAGCAGGCTTGGGCGGTATGGGCGCAGGCTTGCTTCATGCAGGGCAGGCTGCGTTTGGCACTGACGGCAGTCTGGCGGCAGGATTTGACGCTATGGCAAAAAATAACGCACAGCGTAGAGAATGGGATTTAGCAGACACTTTGTCTTTAGACTATCTGACAAACCCCGAAGGCTTGGCGTATGGTTTAGGACAAATTGCCGGTTCTATGGCACTTCCTGCTTTATTTGGTGCAGGCGTTGCCGCCGCTGTTCCTACAGGCGGTACAAGCCTTTTAGGTACAGGCGCACTGATTGGTGCGGCAGGCGCAGCCCCTATGGCTATTTCTGAAGGCGGTAATACTTATGCACAAGGCTTGCAACAGGGTATGACTGAAGACGAAGCTAAAAAAGCAGGCTTGACGGATGCAGCTATCAAATTACCTTTTTATATGCTTTCTGAAGGCTTATCCGGTAAAGTGGCGCAAGGCCTTATCTCTAAAGGCTTGTTGAACGCAGAAGGCAAGAGCTTAGGCAGACGCGCAGCGGAAAGCGGCGCAAAGATTTTAGGCAATGCTGCAAACGAAGCATACGAAGAAGGCACAGAGAATCGTTCTTCTGCTTATGCTTTAGGTGACCAGCGTATTTCCGGTTTAGGCAATATCTTCAATCCTTTTGATTGGAACGAAGAAGATAAGGCGCAGGCCGTAGGCGTGTTTACACCGACATTAGCTTTAGGCGTACTGACAGGCGGAGCAGGCCATTTACGCAGCCGTTTCGATAAAAAGAATAGCGATGTATCCGAAGAAATTGCAAGTGAAGACGACGGCACTATTGAAGAAGCTCCAGAAGCAACTGTAAGCGGTAAAGAAGCGTTCATTAACGCTATCGCAGGACAGGAAAGCGGCGGTGACTATGACGCAGTGAACGGCCGTACCGGTGCGAGCGGCAAGTATCAGATTATGCCGGAAAACTGGCCTGCATGGGCAGAGGAAGCAGGCTTAGGCGCAGACGCTGAAATGACTCCCGAAAATCAAGAGATTGTGGCACGCTATAAACTCGGTGAATACTACGATAAGTACGGCGCACGTGGAGCTGCTATGGCGTGGTATGCAGGCGAAGGCTCACTGAACTACAGCGAAGAAGCACTTAATCGCAAACAGGGCAAAGGCGATGAGCCGTCCATCAATGAATATGCAGACAGCGTACTCGCACGCATGGGAAACTATGCTGACAACGCGAGAATTGACGATACAGAAGAGAATTACTTTGACGAGAGTAATTATACCGACGATACTATTCCAGACTCTCTAAACCCCGTTCGAGGCTTTGACGTGAGCCATTTAGATAAAGGAACTGCACAGGACAGAAACAGTTTGCTTTATGGTGAAAGAGTTAAGAAACAAAAACCGGCACCGGTTAGCGAAGAAGTCGCTTCTTTCAATCAAAGTTTAGATAACAGCAACGCACAGAAAGCTCCCGACAGTTTATTTGTGAACTCTCCACGTAGTTGGGATGCAGCGGAACGCATTTATAAAGCAAGAGCAAAAGAGCAGGCAGAACGCAAAGCACGTGCGCAGGCTATTGCCAACATTGCTAACGCACAGCAACAGTCTTTCTTGAATGTGCTTAGAAACCGTGCAGCACAGCAATGGGACAATGCAGAGCAGGAGTATAAAGACAGAAAGCAAGACAAACTTCAATCTCTTGCAAATGTTATTAACGCACGTGCCGCTCAAAAGTGGGATGCTAAAGAAGCAGATAACGTTCAAAAAGCAAAAGCAGAGCAAGAGAAGCAAGCTCAACTGCAAAACATAGCTAGACTTCTTGATGCTAGAGCGGCTCAACAGTGGGATAATGCAGAGCGTGATGCTAATTTAAAACAAAATCAAGCACAGGCTTTAGCTAACTTGTTGAACGCAAAAGCAGCAGGACAGTATGACGTAGCACAGCAGGTTTACGCTAATAGAGCAAAAGAACAGGCAGAAAAGCAAAGACAGCAGCAGGCTATTGCAAACATCATCAACGCTAGAGCCGCTCAGAAGTTTGATGAAGCCGAAACTGCCGATAAGTTTAAATTTGTTCCGCAACGTCAGAGTATGTATGACGGAGCTATGCGCCGTAACCTTGCTGCAATGGATAAAGTCAAACCGGAAGAACAGCCGAGCGTAGAACCTACCGAGAGAAACGGCAGAGCTTTAGATGAACGTAATTTCCGAGAAATTACCTTGCCGAAGGTTAGGGAACAGCACAAATGGGATAAAGAGTATAAAGAGTATCATGCTGAACGCTACGGCGAATCCGCTTTGCCGCAAACCCAACTTTTAAGCACTGATAGAGCCGCACGCCGCAATATGCCTAAGCCTGGTATTGAAGCGAGAAGCTTTATCAATGACAGGGCAGAGAAAAAAAGCGCACGTGAACGGATGCAGGATGCTATTGCTTTTGTATGGAAAGATAACCCGAAGCATCCATTAAAAGCTTGCAGAAGACAGCTTAATATGTTCCGTGATATGCGCAAGGAGTATTTGCAGCCTATATACGATGTTATGGCAGAGGGCGCAGGCAATGGCGTTTCACGTATTCCTATTATCGAGTTTGATAATCAGCATCGTGGCAGATTTTATCGTCAGAGCAATAACTCTCCGTGGTATGCTAAGTATTTCAAGGAGCATAAGAAAAAGCCTACACAGAAGGCTATGTATGACATTGCAGAGGAAGTTGCTTTTGGTGAAAACGCTGATGTAGGTTATTATGCCGGAGTACAGGGCAAAGAGCTTGAAGCAATCGTCGCAGAAAACCACGCACAGCTTGACCCGATTAACGATTATATCCAGACCTACGAAAGTTTAGAGCTTAGACTGAAGGAGAATCCTAACTATGGCAAAGAGCAAGCAGAACGCATTAACAAAGCTGAGGAAACACGTAGAGCAGAAAAACGCAACGCTGGGGAAACTGCAAGTGCCGAAAGTATCCAGACTGAAGCGAAACAGCCTGCCGAATCTAATCAAGATGAAGTAAAAGAAACCGCTGAACCGCAGGAGAAACCCGAACCGCGCGACCTTTTATTTACAGTGAAGAGCAACGGCAAAGAAGAAGATAATGTTATAGTTGTTGGTATTATGAAATCTAAAGAACCTCAATATCAGCAAACTATCAAAAAAATGCTTGATGCAGGTTGGAAGAAAGCAGAAACTAATACTATTCCTAATGTCGCTTTAGACGAATACTATGCACCTGCTACGGAAGAAAATTACAATCTTGCTAAAGGCTTGACCAATAAAGCAGTAGGATATAACCTTATGGGCGGACAACCCGGCGGTTGGGACTATATGCAAAAACTTCTTGACCATGAAGCCGAAGAAAGAAGAAAATCAGAGCGCACTTTAAGCGAAATCCTGGAAGATGAAGGAATAACCGCTGATATTACTGTTGATGATAATCAGAGCATTACAATAGAATTCAGCAAAAAGCCTAGTGACGAAGTAAGGCAAAGTGTTAAAGAAGCAGGCTATAAATGGCGTGACGGAGCGTGGAAAAGCAAAGTCAACGAACGTTCCATGGAAATAGCGAAAGAGTTAGGCTATAAGACTGCTGAAAAAGCTGAATCTGAGCAAGGAGAAAAACTCAATCTCCCTAAAGGCACTACTGTTGATGTATCAATCGTAGGCGATAACTCTAACATCATTCAAGTCAAGTTTAACGGCGCACAGGGCAAAGGCACTGGCGGTATTATGGGCAGAGCTGGCTATAAATGGAAAAGCGATAAGCAAGTATGGCAGGCACGCAAGACCGAAAAGGCAATGGACGTTGCAGAGCAGTTAGGATATACAGAGGAAGCAAAACCGCAAGAGCGTGATTATGAGCTTGAATACGATGAATTGTGGGATACCTTTGCTACAAAACTTGGCATTGATAATATTCTGAGCGTTGATAAAGCGAACGAGGAGCTGAAGGGCGTAGAGGGATTACATGACGGAGCTGTTGTATATTATGACAACAACAATAGACTTTATCACATTATCTCTAAAGAATCCGACCCGCAAATGCTAAAATTCGGTTACAATTATGATGTTAGAACATTCGACGTTCATCACATGCCAATCAGCGTAGGAGCAGTAAAAACTGTTGATGAAGTTATTAAACGCGTTACAGGCCTGAGCAAGCAAAAAGTCGAACCTAAAACTAAAGCAAAGCCTAGCGCAGACACTTTCAGCAAGAACCCCGACTCACTCTTTAATACTAATGCTTTAGCTGGCGCACCTAAGCAGGTTACAGACATTATCCAAAAAATGCCTAAAGCGGAGCAGAGCAAAACAACAAAGAAACAGGCTGTTGAAAAGCAGACGCAGGAAGTTAAAGAGCCTGCTACACGTTTTGACGGTGAGCGCGCAAGAAAATCGCTTGATGCTTTAATTGGACGCAAGAAAAAGAGCGAGCCGCAGAAGAACGACGTTATCCCTAAGTCTAAGTTTATGAATGTATTCAACGAGGATGATCTGGACGCAGAGATTGAAAAAGCTAAAAAGGAAATGAGCAAATTATCTGCTAACCCGATGTTTAACCCTGCGTTGATGAAGTCTTTATTTAAGATTGGCGGCATCTACTTGCAAAAAGGCGTGAATAAGTTTGCTGCATGGGCGGATAACATGGTTGATGTTATGGGTGAAAAGGTACGTCCGTTCCTGCCTGCGGTATGGGATTCTCTTAAAAAGTACCCGGATAACCAAAAATTTAACGATGATGTTATGACGGCGGTAATGGAATACGTCGGAGAAGGTGTGGACAATGGCAAGAGCTTATCTGCCATTAAACGCGAATTTGCTGACGACTACGGCGACGAATACCTTGGCTATGTTGATGCTGCCTTTGAGGGAGTAAAGAAATATCCTACTTCCGATAATGTTGCAGATGTGGTAGAATCTAAGCAGGATAATACCAAAGGAGGTAAGGAAAATGGAAACAACGAAGCAAGGTCTGGCAGCGTATCTGAAAATCAGCAATCCGAGCCAGTACAAGGAGCTGAAAGCAGCGGGGAAACTGGACGAGTATCTGGACAATCAGATGAACAATACGAACGACAGGTTCAACAACCTGAAAATGAGCCTGCTGAAAAACGACCCAGTACCCGAGGGAGCAACGGAGCTGGAAGCGTATCAGCATATTCGGGACAAGGAGAGAATAGCACAGGAGCTACTGGACGAGGAACTGTACCATTAACTCCTGCACAAAAGGCTGATGCTAAACCTAGCGAAACTCCGGGCCATAACTATACCGTAACTAAGGATAGCCTTGGGGACGGTGGTGTAAAAACTAAATATAAGAATAATGTCGAAGCTATTAAGCTGTTAAAGCAGCTTGAAGCAGAAGGCAGACAAGCGACACCGGCTGAACAGGAAATCCTTGCTAACTATGTTGGCTGGGGCGGACTGTCACCGGTGTTTAATATTAATTACAACGGCGAAGCTATAGATAGCGCGTGGACGAAAGAAGCGAAGGAGCTTAAAGAGCTGTTGACGGATGAAGAGTATAAAGCAGCGCGCGCTTCTACTACTACTGCTTTCTATACGCCCGTGGGTGTTATCAAAAATATTTACGGCGCACTTGAAAGGCTGGGCTTTAAGGGCGGCAAGATTTTAGAGCCGTCTATGGGTACAGGAAACTTCTTCGGCGTTATGCCCGAAAGTATGAGAAGCAAAAGCTCATTAAACGGCGTAGAGCTTGACCCGCTGACTGGTAGAATCGCTAAGCAGCTTTATCAAAAAGCTAACGTTGAAATTACAGGTTTTGAAAAAGCGAAATTCCCCGATAACTATTTTGACCTTGCAATTTCTAATGTGCCTTTTGGCAGTTTTAGACTTGACGACGCTAAGTATAATAAATACAACTTAAATATTCACAACTACTTCTTTGCTAAGGCTATGGACAAGGTTCGTCCTGGCGGCTTGGTATGTTTTGTTACCAGCACTGATACTATGCAAGGCCGTGGCGATAGCGCAAAATTACGCGCACTGCTGAAAGGAAAAGCCGACCTTGTGGGAGCTATTCGCCTACCCGATACTACGTTTAAGGCAAACGCTAACACGGAAGTTACTTCTGATGTTATCATTTTACAAAAGCGTAAAGACGGCGCAGAACCTAGCAAGTTCACGCAAGACTGGCTAAAAACAGTGCCTAGCGGCGTAAAGGATAATTACAATAATGATTTAGCTATCAATGAATATTTCAAGAAGCATCCCGAAATGGTACTCGGTGAGCTGAAATCTGGTGGACGCTATGGCAGCCTTATAGTCGCCGGCAAGGGCGTAAATATTGATAAGGCTATGCAGAAAGCCATTAAGAAACTTCCTGCGGATATTTACGAAGCAAGAACGACTAACAGAAATACCAATTCTATTGAATCCGCGCAAAAATTCCTTGCACCAAACAATAGCCGTGAGGGCACATTTATCGAGAAGGATGGGAAAGTATATCGCGTGCAGCAGGCAGAAATGACAGAGCTGCCGAAAACAGCACAAAAGAAAGCTAAAGAATATGTTTCCCTGCGTGATGTTGCCAAAAGACTTTTGTCGGAACAAATCAATCCTGCTGCTACTGACGAGCAGTTAGCTAAGACGAGAGCAGAGCTTAATAAAGTCTATGATAAGTTTGTTGAGCAATATGGCCCGATAAACGATAAAAAGAATATCAGAGCGTTATCACTTGATCCGGACTATGGCATTCTGGAAGCTATCGAAGATTATAAGGTTGATCCGCTGACTAATAAAGCAACTGTAAGCAAGCGTGCAATTTTTACGCAGCGCACTGTAAATCCCGTTAGAGAAGTTACACACGCAGATAATGTAAATGACGCGCTAGCTTTATCCATGAGCCAGACGGGTGGCGTTGACCTTAGCTATATGTCGAAGCTTATGGATGGCAAAGACGAAAGTAGTATTTTAAAAGAGTTGGGAGACCGTGTCTACGAAAACCCTGCCACCGACGGCATTGAGCTTGCAGAAGCTTATCTATCTGGCAACGTTCGCGAGAAATTAGAAATTGCTGAAACTGCTGCAAAGACTGACGAACGCTTTAAGAAGAATGTTGAAGCTTTAAAGAAGATTCAGCCGAAAGACCTTGAGCCGGAAGATATTTCTGTAAGTTTAGGCGCACCGTGGATTCCTGCTAGTGATATTCAACGTTTCACAGCACATCTGCTGGGAAATAATTTCTACATTATGGATGTCAACTATATTCCTGCTGCTGGTACATGGAAAGTAGACTGGGGAAAAGCTAAGTCTTTAAAAACTAGCGTTGATGCAACGCAAACATGGGGCACGAAATACAAGAATGTAAAAGACCTGCTGGAAGCAGCACTTAATCAAAGTACGCCAACAGTTACGCATACGGACGCGGACGGCAAAACTTATACGGACAAGGAAGAAACCATTGCAGCACAAGCAAAACTGCGCGAGCTTCAAGAAGAATTTAAGAAGTGGATTTGGACTGATGAGGAACGTACAAACCGTTTACTTGCTTACTACAATCGCAATTTCAATAACTGGGTGCTGCGTAACTATGACGGCAGCGCATTAAATTTCCCCGGCTACAGCACAGCAGAACCGCAGCTTAAGCAGCACCAAAAAGACGTTGTGTGGCGTATTCTGCAAGACGGCACTTGCCTTATGGCGCATTGTGTAGGCGCAGGCAAAACTTGGAGTATGCAGACAGCGGCTATGGAGCTGAAGCGTTTAGGCCTTGCGAATAAGTCTATGTTTGTAATTCCTAACCATATGTTGCAGCAGTTTGAAAACGAATTCCGCCGCATTTATCCAAATGCTAAACTCTTGACAATAAGCAGCGATACACTTCCGGACGTTAATGTTGCTGGCGCAGCGAAAATGAGCAAGGCTAAATTAGCAGAGCGCAAGGCAGAGAAGAATGCTAAGCGTCAGAGCGTGTTGGGTAAAATTGCCACGGAAGACTGGGATGGAATTATTATTAGCCACAATATTTTTAAGCGCATTCCTATGTCACCGGAAGCATACAACCGCTTCTATGAGCAGCAAATTACAGAAATAGAGCAGGCTATCTTAGATATTAACGCTACTGAGGGCAAAAGCGGCAACGCTGTTGTTAAAACACTGGAAACAACAAAAAAGAATCTGGAAGCCAAACTCAAGAAGAATGTTAATGAGGAAGCGAAAGACGTTGTAATACCGTTTGAACAGTTGGGTGTTGACCAAATTTTTGTTGATGAAGCAGACCAGTTTAAGAACTTGTACTTCACAACTAAAATGCGCAATATTGCTGGTATGTCGCAAGCCAATAGCCAGCGCTCTATGGATATGTTCATGAAGACGCAGTATCTCATGAACACCAACAATGGGCGTGGCGTAGTATTTGCAACTGGCACTCCTATCTCTAATACAATGGCAGAAATGTTTACCATGTTGCGCTATTTGGATAACAAAGGTCTGAAAGAAAAGAATTTAGGATTCTTTGATAACTGGGCAGCTACATTTGCCACAAAGGAAACTACAGCAGAGTTATCTCCTGACGGCAGCGGATATAGAACTGTTGAGAAATTCACGAAGTTTAACAATATGCCGGAACTGGTAAAAATGTTCCGCAAAGTTGCTGATGTAAAGAAGATTGAGGACTTAGACCTTAAAATTCCTAAACTGAAAAACGGCAAGCAGACAGTAGTAGAAATTCCAATGAACAGTGCGTTGGAAACTTACATTAAGGAAACAGCAAAAGAACGAGCTGCAAAAATTCATAACAGAGCAGTTGACCCCCAAGAAGATAATATGCTTAAGCTTACCGGCGATTTACGCAAGGCATCACTTGATATGCGATTGGTTGACCCGTCTGTACCTGCTTCTGTAGCTGGCGGCAAAATAAAGGCGGTAGTCGAGCACGTTGCGGATAAGTACAAAGAAACTAGCGCTGTTAATGGTGTACAGCTTGTGTTCTGCGATTTGTCGACACCGAAAGGCGCAAGCGATAAAATCAATGAAAGTGATACAGCGGAAGTAAAAGAAGAAGCAGAAGACAATAGTAACATTACTGTCTATGCGGAAATCAAAAAAGGCTTAATCAAAAAGGGCATTCCTGCTAATCAAATCGCTTTTATTCATGACGCAAAAACCAAGGTACAGAAAGAGCAGCTTTTTGAGCGCTGCCGTCAAGGACAGGTGCGCGTGCTCATCGGCTCTACCGAAAAAATGGGTGCAGGCACTAATATTCAAAACAAGTTAGTTGCAGAACATCATGTTGACGCGCCGTGGCGACCGCGTGACATCGAACAGCGCGAAGGACGTATTCTTCGCCAAGGCAACGAAAATGAAGAAGTCGAGATTTTCAACTACGTAACCAAGGGCAGCTTTGATGCTAATATGTGGGAGAAGCTCAAAAATAAAGCTACCATGATTGGACAGGCTATGAGTGGAAACCTTGTGCAGCGCAGTCTTGAAGATGCAGACGCAACAGTGTTGAGCTTTGCCGAAGTCGAAGCACTTGCTAGCGGCAACCCGCTTATGGCAGAGCGTGTAATGGTTAATGCCAAACTTACGCAAATGGAAGCACTTGCTGAAAATTATCGTCGTGACCAAGAGAAGAACAGGCGCGTTATGGCGGCTATACCGAATAACATCAAAGTTGCGGAAGTCAACGCGGAAAAAGCAAAAACTGATATTGCAAATCGCAAAGATATTAGCGGCGATAACTTCTCTATGGTTATTGGCAGAAACAAAACCGTCTACACTAAGCGTACCGATGCAAAAGCAGAACTAGAACGCATTGCCAGCCATTATACTAATGAGTTGGGCGGCGTTGTAGCTAAAGCTGGCGGCTTTGATATTCGCTTCCGTGCTATTCCTGCCGGCAAACTGTTCATGAGCAATGACGGAAAAACTGCATATAAAGCTTCCGAAAACACTGTTCGTGCTGAAATCGTGGGCGAAGATACCTATTTCTGCGAGCCGACTTTAGGTAGTATTGAGCACGCTATTATGCACGCGCCCGACAAGGCTTTGGAAACTGCAAATAGAATCATTGTCAGCGGCAAAGAGGAAATGAAGCAGTTGGAAGCGAAGCTTAAAGAGCCGTTCAAATACGCGGATGAGTACGAATCTTTAAAGAAACGTTCAGCGGAAATTGAAGAAGCGCTGAATAAGAGCAACGAGCAGACTGGCGATACTCAATACTCCGTATCTTCTGAAGCAGTACAACGTGCAAAAGAAGAAGTAGAAGCGGAAATCAGAGCGGCGTTCCCCAACGGCAAAGTAGAATACGTCAACGGCGTACCGACTATCACAATGCCTAACGGCTCTAAATTCCAATACAGTATTCGTGAAAACATCGTTGTAAATGCTAAAGAACAGAGAAAAGCCGATGCAGCGCACGGCACTAGCGGCGCTAGGGTACAAGGCTTTTGGAAGAAGTTTACAGGTAATGGCGTTCAAAGAATGTTGGCAGTATCTAAAAACAGCGAACGTGGCACGGCTTTTCACGAAGCTATGCACGCTGCTATTGACCTTGTACTGACCGAAAAAGAAAAGAACGCACTGTACAACTACTACGAAAAGAAAGCTAAAGAGCAAAATCGTGATGTTGACGAAGTAATTGCAGACGCTTATCGTGACTGGGTACTGGCTAGACAGCGTAAGAGCGGCACTATGTTTGGCAAACTTTGGCGTAAAGTCAAAGACTTCTGCACCAGAATCAAGGCAATCTTTGACAAGGGCGCAGAAGTAGAACGTATTATGCAGGATATTGAAAGCGGCAGAGTGTACGAACGTGGCACTAATAATCATAGCGTGACGAAGCGCATTTCCTTTAGCAAAGAGGAAATTCAAGGCCAAAAGGGCAGCGGCACTACACAAGTAGCGACTACGCGTACTATGTACGTTAAGGCACTGAAGTGGTTGCGCAATCAATCCCCAGAAGCTAAAACAGTGCTTGACTACGGCGCAGGTTTAGGCTTAGGTACTGATGATATGCGTTCCAACAATCCCGACTTGAACATAGACTGCTACGAGCCTAATCCGGAGAGATGGGCAGGAAAGCAACCGCCGACTTACACAAACAACACTCAAATCAACAAGGACTATGACTTAATTCTTAACACTAACGTGCTGAACGTTGTTGAGAAGCCTATTCGTGACTTGATTGTTAAAGACATTGCGGACCACCTTACTATGGGCGGTAAAGCGTTGATAACAACAAGAGGTTGGAGCAACGATGTAAACGCAGCGAAAAACTTCAAGCCTGCCGATGAGCATCATGCAATATGGATAAACAAAGGCAAGAACGGCTATGTATTCCAAAAAGGCTTTGACGGCGACGAGCTGAAGAATTATATTGAAGAACTGTTAGGTGACGAGTTTGTAGTTGAAAAGACCAGACCGACTTTCGGTAAGTCTAGCGTTACAATCACAAGAGTTAAGGCGCAACCTAATAAGAGCGCAAAGCAACTTGAATTATTCGATGCTGACTCTTACCAAGAAATGCCAGACTCCTACAAAACTTTGAAAGGTTCTGTTGTTAAACGTTCCAAGTATGGAGTAGGCAAACAAATGGGAAGCCAGGTTTACTTACACAAAGACTATGTTAGCGATGTAATCCCGAAAAAAGTATGGGAGAACGCATTAAAAGTTTTGAATGATGCAGACAGCGACTTTGAGTACAACTGCGTTATGTATGACACCAAGACCGGGAATGTAAGATTCGATGAAGCTCCAGACTTTGACGAATCACGAGAGCCTATTGTCGGGGATACCATAACTGTAAAGCCTGACGGAAGTGTTAAGCGCGGGCACAGCAACTATATATGGCATCATAAATGGTTGTGGGTAAAGAATGATTATCAAGGCTTTGATGTTAATCAGTCGAAAGCATGGAGTAATAAATGGTTAGGCACTCTAACAGAAACTGCTGACGGCAATGGCATAGAACGTTGGAACACACAGTTAGACCGCTTCAATCTTGAACGCGACGGCGAGGAGGTTCACTATTCCGTTGCTTCTCCCAAACACAAAATCGCTAACGCATTTACCAATACTGAGCGTAAAGGAGTAGTAGACAGCGTAAAAGATTTCTTCACAGAACACCGCAAATCTCTTTATCAAGATTGGTTCGACAAGAACAATCCGCTGAAAGGCTTTGACGCACTGGCGAAAGCAACAGGCGGCTTAAGCGTGTATGACCAAGTGCAGAGTTTACCGGCAACTACCGCAGGTATGCTGAAAGCCTTGACTGAAGGTACTGCACAGCACGTCAAAATGGCTAATCAGCACTTGAAGAATGTTAAGATGAAGTACAATGTCACTCTTGCTATGGCGTTAGAGAAAATCGACAAGAAGCAAATGGACAAGGCTTATCCAAAATATCTTGCAGAGAACGGCTTTGATAACTGGGTAAACGCTTTAGGCGCATACTTAGGTGCGGAACGTTGCTTAGAAATGGCGCAATTTGCAAGAGCTGAGGGCAAGACTTATAAATTCCCTAAAGGCTTGACCGAGCAGGAGTGCCAAGACTTCGTGAATAAAGCTCCGCAACAGTTTAAGGCCGCCGCTGATATTTTCTACAAAGTAAACGATAATGTAATCTCCATCATGGAGGATGCAGAAGTATTCAGTCATGATCTGGCGAAAACATTGCGTACCAAGTATAGGAAATACTGCCCGTTGCTCCGCGACTTCTCCGACACTGCCGCAGCAGACAGTTTTATCGGTGGACTGACAGAAGGCGGACGTGGTATTGCTAATGTATCTGTCCCGCTGAAACGAATCAAAATCGAAGGCAGCGAACGCGGCGTGCTGAATCCGTTGGAAACAATCTTGAAGTCTTATGCGGTAATGCTTAACAGAGCAGAGCGCAACAAGGTTGCTTTAATGGCCGTGGAGAATTCAAGAAGCGCAGACCTGCATGAGCTGATACAGGAAGTACCAGGCACTACCGCTGACCCGAAGAACTGCGTATTCACTGTACTGATTAACGGCAAGAAGAAAGCTTACAAGACTACACAAGACTTGTACGGTCCTATTGTTGGATATAACTTGCCAGCTGCAAATCTAGCTTTTGGCGTAGCAAGAACCGCCGCACGTATGCTCAGAACAGGCGCTACAATGTCCCCGAGCTTTATCCTGCGCAACGTCCTGCGTGATACTGTCTTTGCAGGCATTTCAAGTAAAAACGGCTTTATTCCGCTTGTAGACACTATTCGTGGTGCAATAGCATTAGCGAAAGACCCGGCAATGAGAGCAGAGTTTGAAGCGGCAGGCGTTACTGAATACAACTTCTATTCTTCGCAGAAAAGCAGAATCAAATCTCTTGACGCTATGGCAGGAGAAACACCGGCTAGCGCGTGGGAGATTATGAAAGCAGTATTCAGCAGGCTTGAAGCAACAAGTGATTTCTTTGAATCCTCTACACGCATGGGCGAGTACATGAAGGCACGTCAAAAAGGCCTGAGCATGGAAGAAGCCGCACGCGCCGCAAGAGAGGTTACACTTGACTTCTCACGCAGCGGACGCGTTGGCGAGCAGGTTAACCAAGTTGTGCCGTTCTTCAATGCCTGCTTGCAAGGCGGCGATAAAATGGTAAGACTGTTCCGTGAAGATTTTGTAGGTACGTCGCTGAAGGTGCTTAAATACATCGTACTGCCTAGCCTGCTTATAATGGCTATGAACTGGGACGAGGACTGGTATAAAGACCTTGACCCCGATATTAAGAACAACTATTGGTGCTTAGGCAGGAATATCCGCATCCCTAAACCGCAGGAAGCAGGCGTGTTGTTCGGCAGCGGCATTGAAGCACTGTTCCAACAAGCAGCAGACAAAGATAAGGATGCAGTAAGCAACTTTTTGAAAGCGTTCAGCAGCAATATGATGCCTAGTGTGTTACCTACATTAATTCTGCCGCTGATTGAGTGGAGTGCAAACTATTCATTCTTCAAAGGCCGTCCGCTTGTAGGCAATAAATACTCACGCCTGCCAGATGAGTTACAATATAATGACTACACTAGCGAGCTGAGCAAAGGCATCGGCAGTACGCTGAAAGTATCGCCTATGAAGATTGATAACCTTGTGCATGGTTATACAGGCACTATGGGTGCGTTATTGTGGAGTATGGCAGGCGAGCCGTTTGCGAAAGCAAATAATCTGCCGGCGAAACATTTCAGTGAATTGCCGTTTGTGCGTGACTTCAATGTGACAGATGCAAATCTTAGTAGACCTATGAACGAGTTTTATGGTATACTAGATAAAGCAAACAGACAACACGCAGGCTATGGAGTTAAAGGCAAGCCGGAAGCCGCAGTAAAAGGCATCCGCAGCGCAGGCAGCATGATTAGTAAAATCCGCAAGGACATTGACAAAATCACACACGGCAACTTAACACCGGAGCGCAAGCGTGAATTGATTGACAAGCGCAAGGAGAAGATGAACCAAATTGCAAAACAAGCCACTGCAAGGTATGGCAAATATTTCGAGTAGTATAAAATGCAGGGGAAATATTTATAAATAACTTGAGGTGCATAAATGGAATTAGACCTTAACTGGTATAGTACAGTCATCAGCCTTTTAGCTTTGATTGTTACCTACTGTATCGTCGAGCCGCTGAAGACCGCTATTAGCGAGCTGAAGTTGAGCATTGACGATTTAAAGGTAGAGATGAAGTTGAACAGGCAGGCTATCCAAGTATTGGAGCAACGCCACGCACGTGTCGAAGAACAGGTGAAGACCTTGTTTAACGAAAATGACGAGCAGAACGAAAGACTGAAAGAGCTGGAACACAGATGTAAAGACTGTAGGGAATTTAGAAACTAAATAATGAAAGCCGTGCTAAAAACAGCACGGCTTTTCTATTTAAGGAAGTGAGATAATGCGAAAACTGCTTAATATGTTAAAGAAAGACGATAACACGCTGAGTATCGGCAGATTGTGTGCTGTGCTGGCGTTCATCTTGTTCAGCGTAATTTCTCTTTACCTTGCGTTTTTTGTAAAGACGTGGGGCAATTATGAAGCCTTTGCTATGGCTTGTGTATCGTTTATGCTGGCGCAGCTTGGCAACAAGTATGTAGAGACAAAGATGATCAAGGTAAAAAACGAGGAGTAAAATAATGAGCGATTGGAATAAGAACCTTGCAAAGGAAATTGCAAAAGGATTGATTAACACCGGAATTGAAGGCGGCTATGACAGTGTGGCAAAAAGCACTGCATACGCATATCCTTCAATCGGTGTGTCACAATGGGAAGGCAACAGAGCCGATGAGCTTTTGAGAGCTATTCCCGGCAGTGAAGAATTTATTGGCAGAACCTATATCGACATTAAGGCAAGCGGCGAACTGCCGATGCTGAAAGAGCTTTTGAGAAGTGATGCAGGACAGCAGGCGCAGTTAGAGCAATTATCACGTGACTGCCTGCAATACGTCGAGGTGCTGCAGCAGGTGCCGACGTTGGATGATACACGCTGCTTGATTTATTCCGGTATGTGGTGCCCTACATCTACGTGGGTAGTCAAACGTTTTCTGGCTAACAGATATATGCACGTCGACTTGCGCAGTCTGGAAGCACTCTATAAACTGTTTAAAAATTATTATTGGATTGCAGCAGACGTTGGTGAAATGTATAGAGCAGGTTATGCCAATAGAGCACGTATTACTTATGAGTATGTTGCCGGCATTGATTTGACAACACCATACGGCGTTCCTGCTTATGGTGAAGCTGGCAACGGAAGATGATTTAAAGCTCATGCTTTAGATACAGTCACCGAGGTTAACGCGTAGCATTTTCTGTATTTTTTATTTGCGTAAACAGCTGGTGACATATTCTATGATGATTGGAGGTGATACAATGGAAGAACTGAAAATGTTTGTGTTTGACAAAAAGTTTTTGGTTGGCCTCATTATAGGCTTTACTCTTGGTGCATTGCATCATTATTTCGGATTATAATAAACTAATAATATTCTTCTACAAGAAGGCGTAAATTCGCACAAAAATACTTCGCCTATGAGCGTTTTAAATTTAGTGCCGCTTATGATTTATCCTGCGGCGAGCTAAAGCCGCTTGTAGGCGAAGTTTGTGCTTCTGACGCGATTTATTATATTTAGCAAATATAGATATTTATATGAGGTAATAATGAAAGATGAAACAAAACGCAAGATTGATAAAGCTGTTAAGGTTGGTCTTATTGTTGCTGGTCTTTTCCTTATCTGCAATGATTTGTACTGGCGGTGGAACAGTAGAAGCAGCGCCGACACAGATAACAATGTCAATCGAACAGTGGAATCAATTCAAAAATCAAACGAATCTGCTGGAAGCAAAATTGAATCTGGCAGACGAGAAATTGAAACAGCAGAAGAACACGTCAACAGAACTGCTGAGGCAATTAAGCGAAGCGAAGAAGCAGCTCACTCTAACGCAAGAAGCGCTGACGAACTCCAAGCGCTCATTAGTGAATGTAAAGGAATCGTTAAAGCGCAGCGAGGAATTATACGAGACGTTGATAGAGCAAATGGAATACGACCGGAAGAGGACGAACAGAATTAAGTATCAGCGGAATATTTATGCAGGTACTGCGCTATTCTTCTTGCTTTGCGCAGCTGCAAAATAAAATTATTGGATGGTGTTACGATGGATGAAAAGGAACAAATACCAGCAGGCATTATTACAATGTTATTAAAAGGTTATGTAGAAA